GGATTTGTCTTAATCACTCCTTTCACATGATAAGGACGTGGTTTTGAAAGTCTCTAGAAGAGTTACATGGATACTGGTTATTCTGTTTTGTGTCGTTGTATGGAGCATTGTCGTTGCTATTGCCTTCGCTGGAAACAATGAAAGAGTTGCTCCTAAGATTCAGCCAGGTGAGTCCAGCCATCAGGTCGATATCAAGAAAATCCAGAAACTCAATCTAAACCCGCAGCAAAAAAAATTCATCGAGTCGTTAATTGAATCACCGTCAACAAAGCTTAACGGTAACTAAAGAGTCGAAGACTTTTTTCACATAAAGCAAACATAAAGGCCGCCATTGAGCGGCCTTTTTTCGTTTTTGCGCTCGCCAATCAGCAACCACTCATATTTTGACGCCGTGGCGATGCGCAATCTTTTCCTCAACAACAAGCCGCCATCATTCCGGTGGCGGGAACTAAGCGCATGCCTCCAGAAAAAGACCCGGGCTTCTGGGCCACAGTGCTGCTGTGGCTGTACGCCCATAAAACAGAATGGGGATATGCCGGGGTAGCAGGCATGTTTTCACTATTACGCAGTGCCTATGCAAAAAGCCCGTGGAGCAAGCGGGTTCTCGACGCTGTTTCATGTAGTGCGCTGGCGTTCTTCGCTGGCCCGACGCTTCAGGTAATGGGCGCTTTATTTAACTGGAACATTCCTGACGCCGCTGCACAGGTATTCGCGGTTTATATCGGGTATGTGGGTAATGACTACATCAGCGACAAGTTGCGCGGGTGGATAGCCAGAAAAACCGGGGATACTGATGCAAACCAGCAATAAGGGCATGGACCTGATTAAGCGTTTCGAAGGCCTGAAGCTTGAGGCATATCGCGACAGCGTAGGGATTCCCACTATCGGCTATGGGCATACCCACGACGTAAAGATGGGGGATGTGATTACCGGCGAACAGGCTGACAAATATCTGCGTGAAGATTTGCTGGTGGCAGAACTGACCATTAACACCAACGTTAAAGTGAAGCTGACACAAAATCAGTTTGATGCGCTGGCGTCATTTGTGTTCAACCTGGGTTCCGGCAACTTCGTAAAATCCACGCTGCTTAAAAAGCTTAACGCAGGCGACTTCGCTGGCGCAGCAGATGAGTTCGGCAAGTGGGTCAACGCAGGCGGAAAGAAATTAGCAGGCCTTGTTAAACGCCGTGCCGCAGAGCGAGGGGTGTTCATCTCATGAATCCATTAAATCTTGTCAAAACTTTTTCACCTGTCATCGTCATTGGCCTTATCTGCCTTGCACTCTGGATGCTGAACGCCCGAAGCTCACAGCTTGAGGCAACGAATCAACGCCTTGAGAAGTTGGCAAACAGCAAAGATGAGCAGATTAACGACCTGCGCTCCAAAAATGACGGCCTCGCTACCAGCGTTAACGAGCTTGTGACAGCCGTTAAGCACCAGAATGAAGTAATGGGTCAGGTCACCGAACAACGCGCCGTAACAGCTCAGCAGAACAGGAAACTACAGAATGAAATCAAGCAATATCTTGCAGCGGATAAGTGCGCTGTTGCTCCTGTTCCCGCTGATGCTGCTGACAGGTTGCGGAGTGCAGCAAAAGCCGCAAGTGGAGTACCGGACAATCAGCCAGCCAAAGGTACCACTACCCGCTGACCTGACCAGCCCGATTGAAGCGCCAGCGCCGCCAGAAATGATGACTTTCGGTGACAGCGTAAGCCTCAATGCAGAGCTATACGGCATAGTGGGCCAGTGCAACATCGACCGGGCGGCGGTCTTGTCGTTAGAGCAAAAAAGATGATAAGGAAAACGGCTTTACTTGGTGACAATCTTTTTTGCATTCTTGGAAAAAAGTTGTTTTTTCTTATAGTATGAATCCATACATGAAGGAATTTAAAAACTGAAGCGCGCAATTATGGCTGACTTAGCTTATATCAATCCTGACATCATCACTTGGGCGCAGAGCCGAGCTCGCGTTTCTGAGGAGGATTTGTCTCGCGCTACGGGGGCCAAAATTGAAAAGGTTTTAAGTTGGATTCAAGGCGTTGATAAACCAACTTTTTCTCAGGCTCAGAAGGTGGCTGGCCGCCTTTGTATACCATTTGCTTATCTTTTTTTGCCTGAGCCACCTCATGAGCTTATTCCTTTACCTGATCTGCGTACAATTAGAAACGTAGGTATGCGTGATAACATCAGCGTGAATCTCAAAGACACTATTTTTACTGTTTTAAGAAGACAGGATTGGTACAAGGATTACTTGCGGGATCAGGGAGCCTCTCCACTAGACTTTGTAGGTTCTATCACTTTGCAAAATGACCCTGTTGATGTCGCAATCAGGATTAAAAATTATCTCGGTTTAAATGAAGTTGATCCTGCGGGTATGACTTGGGAACAATACCAGCGTACCATTGTTGATTCTGCAGAAAATGCCGGCATCCTTGTAATGAGAAGCGGTATCGTTGATAGCAACACACATAGACCCTTAGATATAAATGAATTTCGTGGTTTTGCCATCAGCGACCCATTAGCTCCTATTGTTTTCATTAATTTGAAGGATGCTCCTGCAGCTCGTTTATTTACGTTAATCCATGAGTTAGCACATTTATGGATTGGGCAGAGCGGTATATCTTCTGCGAGTGCCAACGAAGAATTGCATGTTGAAAGGTTCTGCAATCAAGTGGCGGGTGAATTTTTAGCTCCTCAGGCTAGTGTTCTGAGATTATGGGATGAACTTAAAGAATTAAGTGTGAACATTGCTAATATTGCTAGGCATTTCCACGTAAGTCGGTATGTTGTAATTCGAAGAGCATATGATTTGAATTTGGTTACATACGATGATTATCAAGATTACTACCGTGCTCTCATGCGAGATTTTGATGAGGCAGAAGGCAGCGGTGGTAATTTTTATGCTAGTGCGCAGAATAAGAACAGCGCGAGATTTAGCAGGGCATTACTAGACGAGGCTCTAAGTGGCAGAGTTTTGTTGAGAGATGCTGGTAAACTACTGGGTGTAGCTCCCGCCAAACTAAAAAAATTTGCAACGGAAATTGGTGCCTAATGTATCTGATTGATGCGAACGTTTTTATAGAAGCTAAAAATAAATATTACCATATGGCATTTTGCCCTGCCTTTTGGGACTGGTTGTTACATGGCTGCGAAGGCGGTAGGCTTTTTAGCATTCAAAATATATATCAAGAGCTTGTTAATGGAAATGATGAGCTTAAGGTATGGGCTCAGGCTAATCGTAACTTTTTTCTGCCTGTGAGTGATAATACTACTCAGCAAAACCTTGCGTCTGTAGTTGCTCATGTTGCACAGCAACAGGCTACAGGACGTATGAGCCCCGGTGCTATGAATGAGTTTCTTAGAGGAGCAGATACTTGGTTAATAGCTAAGGCCATAACTACTGGGGCGACAATAGTTACGCATGAGAGACTTAACCTTGATTGCAAGCGAAAGTTTCTCATTCCTAACATTTGTAACCACTTTGGAGTGGCTTACACAGATACATTTGCTTTGCTACATGCATTAAATGCATCATTTGTTATGGCTGCATAATTAAAGTAAAAAAGTTATTTACGAGACCGCCTTCGGGCGGTTTTTTATTTTGTGCTAAAAACTGAATTCTATGAGTTCACTTTTCAGCATAAACACAATGAATCATCGGCTGGTGGTATAACCATTGCCGAGGGTTATATCTATCTGATGAGTAGGAAAATCTGAATGGAAGTGGTGATTGATGGAATTGCCTATGCGCCAGTTACTGACCGGGCATCAAATGTTGGTATAGCCATCAGCACACACAACCGCCATAACGTTTTATCCCGCGCCCTTGAGCATCAGCTTAAGTTTCTTCCTGCTGGTGCGCTGGTGGTTGTGATAGATGACGGGTCAAACACTCCTGTAGCTGTTCCGGCTGGTGTCAGGGGTATTCGCCGTGACGTGTCACGCGGCATCGTGGCATCTAAGAACGCCAGCTTACAGACGCTGATTGATGCAGGCTGTGAGCATCTTTTCCCGTGGGATGATGACGCATGGCCTGTAGCTGGTGGATGGGAGCGACCCTATATCGAATCACCCGAACCGCACCTTGCCTATCAGTTTCAGGACTTCGCCACGGGTCAAAAGCTCAATGACATAGCCGTGTTGTACCGTGACGATAAACACGTTGCCTACACAGGCCAGCGCGGCGTGATGCTGTACTACCATCGCAGTGTGATTGAAAAGGTGGGTGGCTTTGATCCTATCTATCAGCGCGGCATGTATGAGCACTCAGATTTAGCGTTGCGCATTCACAATGCCGGCCTGACATCATGGGCGTTCGCTGATGTGGTCGGTTCGCAAAAGTTTATCTACTCGCTTGATGAGCATCAGGCCGTTGAGCGTTCTGTACCAAAGCCAGATCGTGAAGCACAGGTTAAGCGCAATGTTACGATTCACAACGAGCGCCGTAACAGTGGCTATACCGGATATGCTGAGTACCGCGACAAGCGCAATGTGGTCATCACCACGTTACTGACCAGCCAGCCGGACCCACAGCGCGGCACGAAGATAACACCTTCACCTGACCTGCTGGCTAAGTGGGCGTCATCGCTCAGTGGTTGTGGCCGCATCGTCCTGGCTGATGAGTTGGACACGGTTCCGGCAGATACCGAGTTATTTCGTGTGCCTGATGTGAAGATGAATGTTTACTTCAGGCGCTGGCTGCATATCTGGCAGCACTTGCGCGATCACCCTGAATATCAATTTGTCTGGTGTACCGATGGCACTGATGTAGAAATGCTTCAGCAGCCCTGGCAGGAAATGGAAGAGAGAAAGATTTACGTTGGCTCTGAGCCAAAGACTTACGCCGACACCTGGGCTAAGCGGTCTCATCCCGAAGCCATCTTTCAGACATTCATTGCTGAGCACCAAAATGATGTGATGCTTAACGCTGGCCTGCTGGGTGGCACCCGCGCTGATGTGATGGCAATAGCGCATGGCATTGTCCGGCTGTATTACCACATCGAATCGTTGCGGTTCTGGGGAAAAGAGCAGTCAGCATCATCCGTTGGCGATATGATCGCTTTCGGCATTGTTGCCTATCGGTACCGTGACCGACTGGTCACAGGCCCGCGCATCCACACGGTGTTTAAGTCTGACGGCCTTGGTAAGGAGTTTGCCTTGTGGAAGCACAAGTAAAGTTTGCCATTGTGGCGCATCCCTCACGATATGAAGCAGCCATTAATCTTGCGATACCACTTAAAGCATACGTTTTTCTTGATGACATTGGCGCTGGCGCTAACGCCAATCACTGCCGCGCTATCGAGTGGGCAGGCCAGCAGAACTGTCGGGTGGTTATCATGGAAGATGATGCGCTGCTGGTAGATGGGTTCGCTGATAAGGTTGAAGCCTGGATTAACCGGTTCCCTGACGATCTCCTGTCTTTCTATCTTGGAACCGGCAGGCCTCCGCAGTATCAGCTTGAGGTGGCAACAAAGCTTATCGACAGCGACCAGCGCCAGACTGACTACATCACCATGAGCAGGCTGATTCACGGCGTCTGTTACAGTATACCGCAGCATCGTATCACTGATGTGCTGACCAGATGGGACAGCGCAAAGCCAGCCGACTATGCGGTTGGTGATGCATATGGCGGCGACGTTATCTATCCATGCTATTCACTTGTTGACCATGCAGACTCGGACATAGTTGAGCAGCACCCGGACAATGAGCAACGCACACAGCGCCGCAGGGCGTGGAGGCTTGATGCCAGCACTGATACCAAGAGCATGCAGGAAGCACGGCTGCGCCAAGACCACAACTGACCGCTCAGGTTACTGTGAGGCTCACCGCAATCATGGTTGGGAGCAACATCAGCAGGGACAGAGCAGGCATGAGCGCGGCTATGGCAGCAAGTGGGATGTGTTAAGGGCCCGTATCCTGCAGCGTGATCGGCATCTCTGCCAAAACTGCCTAAGAAGCGGAAGGCCAACAGCAGCCAAGACCGTTGACCACATCGTACCCAAAGCACATGGGGGCACCGATGATGACATCAACCTTGAGGCCCTGTGCTGGCCCTGCCACCGCAGCAAAACCGCAAAAGAAAGGTTGAAATGAGAATCAATATCATCAAAGTGATTTCAAATGTAACTATTTCACCTCAAATGAGAGTCATTGTCATTTGTCAGGGGGAGGGCGGGTCGAAAGTTCACCCCTCTCGCCTTTAAGGACCGCCGCCTAACCTTTTTTCGCATCGCCGCAGGTTAGAAAACTTTTTTTGGGGTGACCCAACCAGTTATTAATAGGAGTTTTCGATTATGCCAGGACCGCCGAAAACCCCGAC